CTAAATTAGAAGAAGGAATACATTACTACATGGAAGGAGATAGGGTAGTATTTACTGCTCTATCCCTTGTCATGCAGGGTAAATGTTGTGGGAGTGGATGTAAAAATTGTCCTTACTCTCCTAAGCATACTAAAGGAAATTTGGTTTTGGCAGAGGAATTTATTAAATTTAAGTTATGAATTTAGAACAGTTACAACAAGAAGCAGAAAATCTAAAATCAATAGATGCTGCTAGTTTAACTCCTGAGCAATTAACTCAGTTAGTTGAAAAATTATCCAAAATGATGGATGCTGGTGATTTAGCAATGACCGAAATTAAATTACAATTAGATCAAATTAAAACAGATATAGAAGATGAAACAAATGCTGGATAATATTATTTTAGTTATATCCGTAATAGGATTAGTTATTATGTTTGCAGGATATTCTGTAATGTTCCTGTGGAATTGGCTTATGCCTACAATATTTGATTTACCAACAATTACATTTTGGCAATCAATTGGATTACAAGTATTAACTTATTTATTATTTAGTACTAAAGAAATAAAAAAACAATAAAAAATGGGACGTTATATTTCAACAAAAACATTTGACAACTACTCAGTAGCTATTCGTCAATGGAGAGCACAACATTCACACTGTCAGTTGCTTCACGGTTATGGAATTTATTTTAAAGTATGGTTTGCATCTACTGAACCATTAGAAGAAAATCAATTAGACGATATGAATTGGATTGTTGATTTCGGTGGTTTTAAATCAGCACCAAAAGGTAATGGTTTGAAAGATTGGATGGATTATATGTTTGACCATACTACACTAATTGAAAAAGACGATCCATATTTAGATATATTCATGTCTATGGAACAAATGAATCTATTACATTTACGTGTAATGGAGAAAATGGGTTGTGAAAATCTAGCTAAATTAGTTTATGCTAAGTTTAACGATGTATTATCTAAAACAGATGCAGGTCGTTGTAAAGTAATCAAAGTAGAATGCTTTGAACATGGTAAAAATTCAGCAATATACGAAGAATAATATGAAAATAAGTCACGAATTACCTTTATCATTAATGCACCACGGATACGAGTGGAATGATTATGATTATATGCTTCCGCATTTAATCGACAAATACATGCAATATGAAATATATTTTCTAAAAGCTAGAAAAGATGGTCGTTTTATTATTATGGATAATGGATTGTTTGAGGGTGTAACTCATACAACTGAAGATCTATTAGAAAAAATATATGCATTTAAACCAAATGTATTCATCGTTCCTGATGAATGGAACGATTCAGCCGCTACTATTAGAAATGCTAAACATTGGATGAACGTTCATAAACCAAATCTACCTGAAGGTGTTGAATTAATGGCTGTATGTCAAGGTAAAACATTAGAAGAACTTACTTCAACATATAACAATTTATTAATTTTAGGTTATAAACACATCGCATTTAATCATTCAAGTATAGCATATCAAGATATGTACCCTGAATTAAGTTTACTTAATGCTCAAATGTATGGTAGAATGAAGTTCATTAGACACCTATTACAAACAGGTATTTTAGATAAAACAGTTTATCATCATATTTTAGGTGCTTCATTACCACAAGAATATATGGTACATGCAGATTGGACCTTTATTAAATCAGGTGATACATCAAATCCAATTTTAGTAGGTGCTGAATGTGTTCGTTATGGGGATAATGGTATTAATTGGAAACCAAAAGAAAAACTTGAATTTTATTTTGAAAAAGATTTGAGTGAGCAAAAAGAAGATATTATATTTAACGTAAATAAGTTTAAACAATTTTTAAAATAAAGAGTTATGTCAGAAGAAAAATTTTTATCATTGTACGACTACCTCAAACGCGCTGCAGGTAGTGAATTAGGAAAACAAGTAGCAACTCGCGCTGCTGAATTAAATGTAGGATTTAAAACAAGACATGTATCGAATGCAAAATACACAGGAGAGATAATGTTGTATCCGGAATCATTTCTAAAATGGTATTTTAAAACACCAGATGCTGATGAGATGAGAAAGAATTCAGAAATTGATTTAGATGAATTACCATTTTAATAAAATCGGTTATGGAGTGACAGCTTTGTAATATTTATTATAAATAATATTATGATAAATTATAATAAACCTCACATTTATAGAAGACAAATAATAGCAACTGGAAAATATTATATAGGTAAGCATAAGGGAGGAGATAAATATTATAAAGGTAGTGGTAAGGAATATAAACAAGATTTAAAAATATATAAGGAATATAATACTGAAATATTAGAATATGTAGATGATATTTCTAAATTAAATGAAAGAGAAGAATGGTGGTTAAACCAAGTAGACGCTGTTAATAATCCTTTATATTACAATAAAACAAATAAATCTTTTGGCCCTGTTAACCAAACACAAGACTGGAAAATAAACCAATCTAATAGGATGAAAGGAAAAAGTACAACAAAAGATAAAAAATGGAAAGTACAAGATACTTCTAATATGAAAGGAGGAGGAACTAAAGGAAAAACATGGAGATGGAAAGCACCAAGAACTGAAGAACAAAATAGAAAAATAAGCGAGTCTCTTAAAGGAAGAAATACTTCTTCATGGAATAAAAAAATATATACATCTGAAAGGAATAATAAGATAAGCAAAATAAAAGGAGAAGGAATTATTCAATTAGATTTAAAAGATAATTTCATTAAAGAATGGGTATCTTTTAATGAAGTTAGAAAAAACGGATACCCGGGGGTACAAAACGCTATTAAAAGAAATAAAGAATATAAAGGATATATTTGGAAACGCAAAAAAGATATATTAAATTAATAAATAAAGGTTTGAAATCCCATAACCTGTTTAAATACCGGGATATAACAAAATAATTTTATTTTTTATGAATCAAAACAAAAAATTTGCTATCCTTTCATTAAGTGGAGGAATGGATAGTAGCACATTATTACTCCATTTGTTAGCCAACGGATATGAAACAGTTTGTTTAAGTTTCGATTACGGACAAAAACACCGTGTTGAATTAGAAAAAGCAACAGATTTAGTTCAATATTTAAATCAACAATCAGGACCCAATGCTCTAATTAAACCAATTAAACATCAAGTAATTAAACTAGAAGGATTAGTTGAACTATTAAATTCAGCACTTGTAACAGGTGGTGCTGATGTTCCTGAAGGTCACTACGCTGAAGAAAACATGAAAGCAACTGTAGTACCTAATCGTAACAAAATATTCAGTTCATTGATTCAAGCAGTAGCGTTATCAATTGCAACTACAGGTGAAAAGAAAAATGTATCTATTGCATTAGGCATTCATGCTGGAGATCATGCTGTTTATTTAGACTGCAGAGAGGAATTTCGTGATGCTGATATGTATGCTTTTAAAGTAGGTAATTGGGATTCTGAACTTGTAAATTTCTATACACCCTACCTTGAAGTAAATAAATTTGATATTTTAAAAGATGGAGCTGAAGCTTGTGATAAATTGGGTATTGATTTTAATGAAGTATACAAACGTACGAATACAAGCTACAAACCTTATCCTTCTGGTAATAGTGATTATAAATCAGCAGCATCCGTAGAACGTATTGAAGCATTCATTAAACTTGGTCGTCCTGATCCTGTTCAATATGAAGATGAAGATGGTTTAGCTTCATGGGATAAAGTAGTAGCTCATGTTTCTAAAGTATTGGAAGATTATAAAAATAAAGTTTGATAATAATTTGGAGACAGTATGTTTTTATGTCCTGTCTCCATATTTATTATAAATAATTAATATGAAAACACAAAAATGTTCATCATGTAAACAAGAACACCCAGCTACATTAGAATATTTTGGAAAACACAAAGTAAGAGGTTTAGATACATATTGTAATGATTGTAGACATAAAAAAACAAGAGAATATTATTATAACAATACTACAAAAATGAAATCTCAATCCGTAGAATGGAAACGGATACAACGAGAACGGATAAATGAATTAAAAAACTCATTGTCATGTTTAAAATGTAGAGAAAATAGAAATCATTTACTTGATTTTCATCATGTTGATCCTAACCAAAAAGACTTCCAAATAAGCCAAGGTGAACGATACGGATGGGAACGAGTAAAACAAGAAATTGACAAGTGTATAGTACTGTGCTCTAATTGCCATAGAGACTTTCATTATCAAGAAAAAGAAAAAAACATTACAATAGAAGAATACCTAGAAAAGGCAAAATAAAAAATTTAAATTATTATATTATTAACCAAACATTTTTAAGTTATGAGTTTTCAAACAAACGTTAGAGCGAACTATTTAAATCGCACAGCAAAATTAGCTTTCTACAAAGCACGTTCAAGAAAAGGTGACGTTACACGTCTTGCCGAAGAAACTGGTTATACATCACGTTTCATCTATTACATCCTTAATGGTGAGCGTCGTATCAATCAAACTATTGCTAACGCAATGTACAACCTAACTCGCCGTAGAGTTAAAAACAGTGAATTAGCGTTTGCTTAATCACAAAACCCTAGTACCTCTGCTTGAAAAGGCAGAGGTATTTTTTTATTTTTAGTAAAACAATTATATGAGCAAAATAGATCCAAATAAACTACTTATCAGTAGTGATTTCTACAGTATTCAAGGTGAAGGTATTTCATCTGGTGTTCCATCTTACTTCGTACGTTTAGGTACTTGTAACTTAACTTGCGGTATGTCCCGTTTATTCGCTAATAAGCTAATGAAAGAAAAATCATTGGAAGATGGTGAAATATTCGTTGGTGATTTACACGCTGAAGGTAAAGCAACTTGGACTTGTGACAGTACATCTCAGTGGCTATGGAGAGGTGAAGATAAGGAGTTTCAGTATCTAATTGACAGATGGAAAGAACAAGGTATCTACGATGATATTAAAAATGGTACTATCCATATCATTTGGACTGGTGGTGAACCTACAATTAAAGGACATCAGGAAGCTATTGTTAATTTTCATAAATATTGGTTGTTACAAGTAGATCCTTCAACAACACTTCCTGGCAAAGAATATGCTTGGAGATTACCGGAGAATGATTTGATTGTAAGACATAACTATAATGAAATTGAAACAAACGGTACCGTAGTAATTGAAGATGATTTATTTAAAATAATAGACCAAATCAACTGCTCACCAAAGCTATCTAACTCAGGTCTTCCATCAAAACAACGTATAATTCCAGGAGCTATAGAGCGTATAATGGAACATTCAAATTACCAATTTAAATTTGTTATTTCAACGGAAGATGATATTAAGGAAATATTCCGTGATTTCGTAGAACCATTCAATATACCACTTAAAAATGTAGTGTGTATGCCAGGATTAGATGATGCTGCTGATTTTGAAGAGCGTACTCAATTCTGTCTTGAATTAGCCAAGAAATACCGCTTCCGCGGTCTTACACGGCTACACATAGCGGCTTGGGATAAAACGGTAAATGT